AATGGAGAGCCGTGTACTCCGAGAGGGGTAAGCACGGTTCGGTGAGGGGTCTGTATAAACCTACTATGGAAACATAGCAAGGCGATACTTTCCTACTCTACGACATCACCCCTGCCATGTTCCGCTCGGAACTGCAAAAACACAGCGGTGATGTGACCGTCTTTATCAACTCGCCGGGCGGCGATGTGTTTGCGGCCAGTCAGATCTATACCATGCTCCGAAACCATCCGGGCAAGGTTACGGTCAAGATTGACGGCATTGCCGCTTCTGCGGCTTCTGTGGTAGCGATGGCTGGAGAAGAAACCTTGATTTCACCGACCGGAATGCTGATGTGCCACAATCCGATGACCTGTGCCATGGGCAACAAGGCAGATATGGAGAAAGCCATCGCACTTCTGGACGAAGTCAAGGAATCCATTATCAATGCTTATGCAGAAAAATCGCATCTCAGCCGCAATAAGATCGCAAGGCTGATGGATGAAGAAACGTGGATGAATGCAGAAAAAGCATTGCAGCTGGGATTTGTAGACGGCATTCTCTTTTCTAAAAAGAATCCGTTTGTTCCAGAAGAACCAGAAAAAACAGATCCAGATGAAGAAGAAACAGAGGAATCTCCTAAAGAAGATCCGGATGAAAAAAAGAAGGAAAGCACAGCATCCATGCTGTACACACCATCTAAAACGCTGGATTCTTTTCTGCAGAAGATTTCTTCAACTGCATCCAAAGGCACGCCGATCAACCAATTGGACAAGCGGCTGGAGCTTTTGAAATATTAAAAACTATAGGAGGACTGATACTATGACAATTCAGGAACTGAGAGAAAAAAGAAGCAAGGCATGGGATACTGCCCGTGACTTTTTGGATTCCAAGCGAAATGAAAGCGGTCTGCTTTCGGAAGCGGACAGCAAGACATACGATGCCATGGAGCAGCAGATCGTGGCATACGGCAAGGAAATCCAGCGGCTGGAACGACAGGCTCAGATTGAGTCAGAAATGAACAAGCCTACTTCTACGCCGATTCAGAACAAGCCGAACGCATCCATTCACAGTGATACCAAAACAGGAATTGCATCTGACGAATACCGTACTGCTTTCTGGAACAGCATTCGCAACCGTAATTTTGCCGATGTGAGAAATGCTCTGCAGATTGGCGAAGATACCGAAGGCGGCTATCTTTGCCCGGACGAGTTTGAAAGAAAGCTCATTTCTGCACTTGAGGAAGAAAACGTATTCCGTCCACTCGCTACCAAGATTCAGACATCAAGTGGAGACCGTAAAATCCCCGTTATTACGCAGAAGGGCGAAGCAACGTGGATGGAGGAGGAAGAGGCTTATACACTCTCCGATGACGCTTTCGGACAGATTGCTCTCTCCGCTTACAAGGTCGGTACTGCGATTAAGATCTCCGAGGAACTTCTTAATGATTCTGTTTTCGACCTGCCTTCCTACATTGCAAAGGAATTTGCAAGAAGAATCGGCACAAAGGAAGAGGAAGCGTTCCTCATCGGTGACGGTAAGGGCAAGCCTACCGGCATTTTTGCTGCGACAGGCGGTGCGGAAAACGGTGCGACCACAACAGGTGCAGCTATCACTTTTGATGATGTAATCGAGCTGTTCTACTCCCTCAAGAGTCCGTATCGCAAGAAAGCTGTGTGGGTGCTGAATGAGCAGACCGTGAAGGCGCTCCGTAAAATCAAGGATAATACGGGCAATTTCATCTGGCAGCCTTCTGTCAGTGCAGGACTTCCCGACACCATCCTGAACCGCCCCTATGTGACCTCTGTATATGCTCCGACTATTGCGGCTGGTGCAAAGGCAATTGCATTCGGCGACTATTCCTATTACTGGGTGGCTGACAGACAGGGACGTTCTCTTAAGCGTCTGAATGAGCTTTTCGCTATGAACGGACAGGTCGGCTTCCTTGCTTCTCAGCGTGTGGACGGCAAGCTGATTCTGCCCGAGGCCGTAAAGACTCTTACAATCAAAAAGGCGTGATAGCATGATTACCCTGAACGAAGCCAAAAATTATCTTCGTGTCGACCATGAGGAGGATGACAAGCTCATCCTCCAACTGCTCGATACGGCAAAATCACTGGTCAAGGACGTGGGCAGAATGGATGAGGAAAAATTCACTTGTTTTGAAGATGTGACGAGAACAGCGGTATTATTCGCTCTCGGATATTTATACGAGAATCGCTCCAAACCAGACTACCACGCCTTAACCATGAGCCTGCGTTCCATTCTGTTTGCACAGCGAGAGGGTGTGGTGTAATGGATTTTGATAAACTGAATCAGCGTATCGCCATTCTGGAGCATCGCACCGTGGTAGATGAAATCGGAAACCATACTTCCAAGTGGGACGAGGTTTTCTCCTGCTGGGCGAAAGTCAGCGTGAAAAGCTCTGCCGAACAAGTGAATACGGGAGTCACCAGAGAAATACAGTCCGTGTCATTCGTGGTCAGGCAGAGCCTTTTCATTCTGTCGCTGAATTCGACTACGCATAGGATTCTGTTTAGAGGTCTTACCTACAACATCAAATCCGTGCAACGTGATTATCTTCACAACAGCTACATCACCCTTGTATGTGAAGTGAGAAAGGCGGGATGCACGGATGAGTACAATTGACAGCCTTGCTGATGACATCATGGCAGGATTGCAGGAATACGTCAGCCTTGCCAACGATTCCATGAAAGAAGCGGTCAAAAAGACAGCAACCTCTGTGAAAAAAGAGATTTCCGCCAATGCGCCGAAAGATACAGGTGCTTACGGTAAAAGCTGGAAAGCTACAAAAACCTCAGAGAATAGCCATACTCTGAAAATGACGGTACATTCCAAAGACCATTACAGATTGGCACATCTTTTGGAGAAAGGTCATGCCAAACGTGGCGGCGGTCGGGTATCAGGAAAACCGCACATTGCTCCTGCGGAAGAAAACGGTGTACAGTTGCTGGAGCATTTAATTGAGGAGGCGTTGTCATGACTTACGAAGAAATCGCTGAAATGCTGGAAGAAATGGGGCTGCCCTTTGCCTATCATCATTATGCAGAAGGCGAAAGTCCCGCACCGCCTTTTTTGCTGTTCTTATCTCCCGGAGAAAATACGTTTTCGGCAGACAATTTGGCATATTTCAGTTTCAAACAGCTGGACGTGGAATTGTACACGAACCGAAAGCAGCCGGAACTGGAAGAACAGGTGGAGGCAGTGCTTGCCCAGCATGAAATTTATTACACAAAAACAGAACTATTCATTGATTCGGAAGAATTGTATGAAGTACTCTATGAGATGGAGGTTTGATCTATATGGCAATGGAGAAAAACAAGGTAAAATTCGGTCTGAACAAAGTTCACTATGCAAAAATCACCTCTTATGATGAAGAAGGTGTGCCGACATTTGCAAAGCCGGTTCGCATTCCCGGTGCAGTATCGCTGTCTATCGAGGCAGAAGGTGAAGCATCCAATTTTTACGCTGACGATGGTGTGTATTATGTGATCAACAATAACTCTGGTTACACTGGAGATCTTGAAATCGCACTGGTTCCGCTTGAGTTTGCGACAGACATTCTCGGTGAGAAGCTGGATGGAAAGGGCGTTCTCACGGAAACCAATACCGCAGAAGTATCGCAGTTTGCACTGCTGTTTGAATTCAGTGGCGATAAGAATAAAATTCGTCACTGTCTGTTCTGCTGCTCTGCCTCTCGTCCGGCAACAGAATCCAGCACCATTGAGGACGAAAAGGAAGTTAAAACGGAAACGCTGTCTTTGACCGCAACGGCATTGAACAGTGGTTTGGTAAAAACTAAAACCTGTGAGAAAACGGATGCCGAAGTTTATGAGAACTGGTATAAGGCGGTATATATGCCCAATCTGGCTGCCGCTGTACAGAGAGAGTGGTAAAGCATCCGCAGCATCTGTAAAAGCGTAAGGAGGGTGCAGTATGGCAATTCAGAAGAACATCACCATTGACGGCATTGATGTGCCGTTCAAGGCAAGTGCAGCAGTTCCAAGGCTGTATCGTCTGAAATTTCGCAGAGATATTTATCAGGATTTTGCGGCACTGCAAAAGTCTGTGGGGGAAAATATAGAGGAATCCTCTGCACTGGACATTGAAAGCCTTGAGGTATTTGAGAACATCGCCTATATCATGGCAAAACACGCTGCTCCGGAGAATGTTCCTGATAATCCGGAC